CGGCGAAATCCTCCCCGCGGGGCTGAAGCTCACATTGCCTCCGACCGGCATGCTGACCGGCGGCGCGGGCACGCCGGATCAGACGGCGCCGATCACCAACATCGGTGATCAGCCCTTTGAATATGTTGCGATGCCCTACACCGACAGCACGTCGCTGCTGGCCTGGGAGCAGGAATACGGCTTCACCGACACCGGGCGCTGGGGCTGGCAGCGTCAGCTCTTCGGCCATGTCTTCAGCGCGAAGCGCGGGCTCTATTCCGATCTGATCACCTTCGGGCACACGCAGAATTCGGGCGTCATGTCGATCATGGGGGTCGAGATGGCGAGCCCGTCGCCGACCTTCGAATGGACCGCGGCCTACGTGGCGAAGGCGCAGCGCGCCTTGACCAACGATCCGGCGCGGCCGTTGCAGACGCTCTCGCTCAATCAGATCAAGACCGCGCCGCTGCAAAGCCGGTTCGATTTCATCGAGCTGAACGCGCTCGCCGAGGCCGGGATCGCGATCCAGAAAGCCGGGTCAGACAATCAGCCGATGATCGCCCGTGAAACGACGACCTACCAGCTCAACCTCTATGGGCTGCCGGACGACGCCTACGAGCTGGTGACGACGCTCGCGACGTTGGCGAAGGTCCTGCGCAATCAGCGCGCCGTCATCACGACCAAATACGGACGCTGCAAGCTCGCCGACGACGGGACGCGCTTCGGTCCCGGCCAGGCGATCGTCACGCCCGGCATCATCAAGGCCGAGCTGATCACGCAATATGTTGTTGATCAGTTCAACGGCCTCGTGGAGAACACGACGCAATTCGTCGACCACCTGCTGGTCGAGCGGGACCCCAACGACCCGAACCGGGTCAACGTCCTGTATCCGCCCGACCTCATCAATCAGCTCCGCATCTTCGCGGTGCTGGCGCAATTCCGACTCCAGTACGACCGCGGCATCGACACGCTGATCACGGCGCCGAGCCCGGTCGGCGTCACCGGCGTCCTGCCAGCCGTCGGCTGATCTCTCTTCCGTCCCTGAAAATCTAGGAGGCTGCCATGGCTCAGCGCTTCGCTGGGATCGCGTTGCTTATTGTCGACGGCAATCAGATGGCGCTGCGCGGGAACTTCACGGTCTCGCCCAGCTCCGTCGAGCGCACGATGATCGCCGGCCAGGACGGCGTGCACGGCTATCAGGAACTGCCGCGCGTGCCTTACATCGAGGGCGACATCTCGACGGTGCCGAACTTGAACCTCGCCGATCTCCTGGCGCAGGTCGACGTCACCGTCGTCGCCCAGCTCGCCAACGGCAAGCAGTACACGCTCGGTCAGGCGGCCTGCAAAGGCGGCCTCGACGCCAACACCCGCGACGGTCAGGTCCGCGTCCGCTGGGAGGGCGTCAACTGCACCGAGATGAACCTCGCGGGGCCGGGTTAAGCGCATGGCATCAGCTCCTCTCAAATCGCCCCCGCTGCGCGAGGGCTTCCAGCCCGATCCGGCTCCCGTCGCCGCGACGCCGGCTCCCGCCCCAGCGCCCGCGCCCGTCGAGGCCTGGCCGCTCGTCATCAAGCTCAAGCACAAGGGCATCATCGATCCGAGCAAGCCCGACGAGATACGCGAGCTGCGGCTGCGGCAGCCGACCGCGCTCGACATCGAGACGGTCGGCGCGCCGGTCCAGATCGGCGGCGGCGGAATGTTCATCATCGACGAGCGCAAGATGGGCGCCATGATGGGACGCCTCACCGGCATCCTGACGCCGCTGCTTCAGACGATGGACTCGCGCGATTGGTACACGGTCGCGTTCAAGCTCTACCGTTTTTTTCTTCCCTCCTGGGAGGAGGACTGATTGACGAGAATCCCGCCGACCGCATCGTCCTCGACTGCTATTGGCTCGCGCGATGGTATCACCAATCGCCCGAGCATTTCCTCGCCATGCCGATCTCTGACATTCAGCGACACATCCTGCGGACGCATCAGATGACGCAAGAGATCGAACGACAGGCCGAAGACGATGCCTGAAAGCGAGGAGCTAAGATTAACCGTCACGCTGGTCGACAACGCGTCGCAGGGGCTCAAGCAGCTCCAGACGCAAATGCAGGAGATCGGCCAGGGGCAGACCGCCGACAACATGCGGCGGACGACGCGCCAAGTGCAGGAGATGCACGAGCGCGGATTCAAGCCGTGGCTCGAGACGGTCGACCGGGCGGGCAAAACTCTGCTGCCGGAATTCGCTCGCGGCGTCCAGGGCAGCATGACGGCGATGATCGGCTTCGGCGCCGGAGCGGTCGGCGCCGGCGTCGCCATCGGCGAGGTCGCCAGGACTATCTCCGACGCCAAGGCCAAATTTTCGGAGTTCCTCACCGAGACGACCAAACTTTCCGATCTGCAGACCATCACCGGGCAGCACGCCGCCGAGATCAAGAAAGTCGGCGAGGCCTACATCGACGCTGGCCATTCGATGGACGAGGGCCGGGAAGACTTCGTCGCCATGTCGCACGCGATGGCCGATCTGACGCGGACCTTCAGTCAAACGCGGCAGGCGGCGCTGTCGGGCATTCTCGACCGCAATCAGATCAGAGGAATGCAGCAAGCGCTCGCCGAGCTGCAAAAGACCGGCGACGTCACCGGTCAATTGAATACGCTGCGCGAATACGGCCGCCTCGCCGAAGAGAACGCGCAGAAGAGATTGAGGGCCCAGCGCGACGCCGGGCGGCTGGTCGCGACAGACGCAGAAATCAATCAGCGCGCAGCAGCAGCGCAGGAGCAGCTCTATCGTTTCTTCAACGTCAGATACCTGCAATTCCTCGACAAGCCGATTCCGCGCACCACGCAAGAGGACATCGATCGCGAACAAAAATACATCGATCAAGTCAAGGCCTACAACACATTGCTGGGCGAGATCAAAACGAGCACCGAGCACGTCACCAGCGCGACGGTGTCATGGTTCCTCGGGTTGAACCCGGTCAAAGCGAGCCTGCAATGGATCGCGGACAAGATGAACGAACTCGATCCGCAGGGGCGCGTCACATTCGGACCGCCGACCTACGATGAGTATTTGAAGGACTACTACAAAACGCATCCGACGGTCCCGTCCAGATACGGCCATCCCTACGAGCCTCCCGTCCCGCGACCGCCCTCGACGTTGACGCCGCCGGAAGTGCATCCGGCGCTCCCGCGCGGATCGCCCGCGAAGCCCGGCTCGACCGGCGCGGCGGGCAAGCCGCTGGGCTTCTTTGAGCCCGGCAGCCTGGAAGACAAGATGCTGGCGACCGGCGGGCGCTACTCGACCAACATCGAGGACGTCCGCGGCACAGGCGCGACCGATCTGCCGCAAGAGACGAAGCGGCTCGCCGAAGAGATGAAGCGGCTCAACGATTACCTTCAGAGCAACATCGTTCTGCCCGGCGGCGGCGCGCTCGGCTTGTTCGGCGGCGGCCTCGGGCCGCGGAGCGCCGGGGGCGGCGCTTACGGTCCAGCGGTGTCCGGCGGCGACGCCTACACCGGCGCCGGCGGCGGGCGCGGCAGCCTTTGGTTTCCGCAGGGCGGCGACGGCGCCGATGCTGGCCGCTCGATCCTCAGCGGTGCTGCGCGCGCCGCGGGGGTCCGCGGCCCAGGCGGCAGCAGTCGCGTCAGGATCAGGCCGAACGGCAGCGACGTCGGACCGGGATCGGGCGACGGCGCGGGCGAGACGCCAGCCTTCAGCGGCGCGGGCGGCAGCCAATACCTGAAGGAGCTGCGCGCGCCGTTCGCGAAGGAGCTGGCCGAGCATCCCGATGAAAGGCTGCGCCTCGCCGCGCTGATCTCATTGGAGAACGAAGGCGCGGGCACTGGCGTCCCGGAATCGCTGATGAACCGGCAGGCGGGCATGCATTCGACCTTGGCCGCGGGCATGGGCGGCGGCGCGCGCAGCTTCTACGGCCCCGTTCGCGCGGGCCTCGTCCCGGGGAGAATGGCCGAGCTGCAGCGCAACCCGGCGCATCTCGCGCGGCTCAATCGATTAATCGATGCGGCGCTCGAAGGCAGCAATCGCATCGACATGTATCAGGATCAGGGCTCGGCGGGCGATCCGAACTACATAGCTGGCGGGACCGGCGTCAACCTCAATCACGAGCGGTTCAACATTTGGGGCGGCTACAAGGGTCATGAGTTCTGGGCGAAGTGGCGGCAGGAGCAGCTTCGTCGCATCGCCGAAGGCGGCCCGACGCATCCCGCGGATCACGCCGCGGAGCTGCGCGCCAGCGGCATTCGCCGCTCGATGGTCGATCGCATGATGACGCATCGCGTCGAGGGCAGCGGCAGCATCGACGTCAACGTCAACGCACCGAAGGGCACCGGCGTCCGCGCCCGATCCGGCGGCTTGTTCAAGCACGTCGCGATCAGCCGCCAGACGCAGATGGAACCCGCGGCGACGAGCTCGTACGAGGAATAGATGGGCAGCTTCCTGATCACCGAAGTCGCCAAGGACAAGACGCCCTGGCGCCAGAAGCTGCTGCCGGCCTCGTTCCGCGGCGCGATGTTCCATGTCGAGATGGGCGCCAAGGAGTCGGGACGCCGAATCGTCGTTCACGAGTTTCCGAAAAAAGACAGCCCTTACGCGGAGGACATGGGACGCCGCGCGCGCACGTTCACTGTCCGCGCCTACATCATCGTCTTCCCCGAGGACACCGGCATTCCGCTCTATCAGCGGGATTACACGAAGCCGCGCGATCAGCTCATCGACGAGCTTGAGCAAGCCGATCCCGGCATCCTTCAACTTCCGACCATCGAGCCGATGATGGTCACCGTCCCGCAATATCGCTGGACGGAGGAGGAGCGCTTCGGCGGCTATTGCACGTTCGACATAACCTTCGTCGAATTCGGCTATCCGCCCTCGGCGCCGCAGCTCAGCGGGAGCGCCAACCTCAAGGCCTTCTCGCAGGACATGAAGGATCGCGTCCTGCAGGTCATGACCGGCCTCGAGCAGAAGACCAGACAGGCCGCGTCGCAGACGCCGCGACTCATTCCCTGATGCAAAAGGTCGACGCCAAGGAAGGCGCGGGCATCATGCAGCGGAGCATCTTCGCTCTGCTGGGCGCGGTGCCGACGCTCGGCCGCAACGGCGCGGATTTTCGGACCGCCTGCGGCCAAATGATCGCCAACGCCGAGGCCTGGATCGCGAGCGACGTCGCCGGGCCGCCGCTGGCGCTGTGCTTCGACACGGCGCGCCAAGCGGGGGCGACGCAGGGGCAGCTCGCCAGCGTCCGCAACACGACGATCGCGGAGGCGCCGAAGACCGTCGGCGGGACGATGATCCGCGACTCGATCGTGCAAATGTGCCTCTCGGCCGAGGGCTACGTCATCGCGAACATGACCTTCGTCAGCCGCGAGGACGTCGACGCGCTGCGCGAGGAGATGAACGACGTCTTCAGCTTCATCGAGGAAGCCGCGGCCGACGCGATGGATCAGATGACATTCCGCGCCGTGACCGAGCTGCACGCGGCAGTCGTCTATTATCTCGTCCAGACGGCGCGGCCGCTGCCGCGCATGGTCTCGTTCGCGTTCGCCCTGGCAATGCCGACGCTGACGATGGCGCAGCGCCTCTATGCCGACGGCGGCCGCGCCGACGAGCTGCGGCAGGAGAACAAGGTCGTACATCCCGCGTTCGCGCCGCCGGTCGGCAAGGCGCTGTCCTCGTGAACATTCAAGATTTTGCATCGCTGCGCGCCGCCGAGCACGCCGAGGTCATCGTCAATGGCGAGGTCTTCGATAATTGGGAAACCGTTTACGTCCAATGGCAATGGCTTCAACCGTATCCGGTCTTCCGCTTTACCTGCGCCGAGCAATTGCCGCTGCCGAGTCTCTGGACGCAGATGCAATTCGAGCCGGAAGAGGAATGTCAGGTCAAGCTGGCAGGCCAACTGGCGATCAGCGGCATCATCCTGGTCCGGCAGACGGCCTACGATGCAACCAATCACGGCGTCATGCTGCAGGGCGTCGGCCTGCAGTGGCGCGTCGCTCACGCCAGTCACCAATCGAAGGACGGCAATTTCGACAATATGAGCTTCATCGAGATGGCCGAGAAAATCCTCGCGCCGTTTCGAGACACTGTCTGGTACGTGCCGATCGGCAACGTCCCATCAGACAAATTCCCGCATGCGCAGTATAACGCAGGCGAACCAATCTGGGATTTCTTTGATCGCTACGGCAGGCAGATCGGCATCCGCATCGGCTCGGACAAATACGGCAACTTCCTATTCATCGGCGATCATAGCGGCGATCTGGCCGGCAGGCTCGTCGAGGGCCAGAACATTCTGAGCTGCAACGCGATCATCTCGGTCGAGCGCTGGTTCAGCGATATCTACTTGCGCAGTCAGGAGAATGGCAGCGACGACGTCAACGGCCGTGAGGCTTCGGAGCAGGAGGTTCACGCACCCGGAAAGTTTCGCCAGTACCGACCGATCATTATCCCGAACGAAGAGCCGGTGACGATCAAGATGCTGGAAGAGCGGGCCGAGGCCGAAAAAAAATGGCTCGCTGGGACCTACGTCAACGTCACCATCGTCGTCCAGGGCTGGATTTGCGCCGAGACCGGCTTGCTTTGGCAGCCGGGCGATCTGGTCGACGTCGAATCGCCGATGGCGCTCATCATGCCCGCGATGGTCCTGGCGATCCAGACGGTCACCTTCACGCAAGATCGCGCCAAGGGCTCGTTGACGACCTTGGAGCTGGTCGCGCCATGGTTCCTTAACGACGTCAACGACGTCAACCTCGACAACGTAAATGCGCCGACGGAGGGCGACAACCCGGCGAAGATCAATCCTGACGCGCCGCAAAATCCGACGCCGCCGCCGATGAAGGACATGACCGAGGCGGATATTCAGATCGAAGAGCAGCGGCCTTAATGCATCGCTCGACTCCCATCCAAGCATCGTTCCGCGGCTACACGTCAGGCGGGGCGAGGACGATCATCGACAAGGCCGATGACTCCAAGCTGATGCAGGAGATGGGCGGCAACTTCATGAAAGGAGAGACGCGGCAGAAGGTCGAGTCGCCGCAAAACTACGGCTTCACGTCCGTCGTCATGGATGCCGACAAGGGCCAGGACGGGCAGATCAGCGGCAGCGCCGAGGGCTTCATCTCGTTCATGGGCGGCAATCGGAGCTTCCCGGTTTGCACGGTCATGGATGACAGGCGGCATCGCCTGAAGGGCCTCGATAAGGGCGATACGGCGATGTATCGCACCAAGGACGACAAGCAACAATTCCATCTGACGACCGACGGCGGCTTCTGGTCCGCGCCGCAGGACAAGACCGCGCGCATGCAGCTCGTCGTCAAGTCGCAGCAGCAAGGCCAGCAGCAGAGCGGCCAACAACAAGGCCAGCAGAGCGGCCAGGGCGGCCAGCAGAAACCGACCGGGCAAAACTCGGTCTATAAAGGCGGACGGTCGAGCGATTTCTTTTTCCATCTGACGCAAGACGGGGCCATGGCCTCGGGCAAGAACGTCTATTTGCGCCAGGGGACGAGCTTCGGCAGCGACAGCTCCTCGAGCAGCTCGGGCGGCGGATCGCCAGCGACGCACAACGGCGGCGACGACGCGCCACCGGATCAGACCGACAACGTCAAGGTTCACGTCGCCGACGACAGCAACGTCTACCTCGGCGGCAAGAAGGGCGACGGGACCTTCCTGCGCGTCATGCTCGAAGGCGAGCAGATCGCGCAGAACGTCTACGCGCTCTCGGGCGGCGGCAGCGAGCCTCCCGATTCCGGCGGCGGCGGCGGTACTGTTCACAGCGCTAACGCGCCGCTCGGCCTCGACTCGACCGGCGGCACGATGTCTCTCGCGCAGGCCGCGCCGCTGACGACAAACGGCCTCGGCCAGCTCGCGCTGCAAATCGCGGCACCGCTCTTCATCGACGGCTCGGGCAACCTCTCGTCGCTGCCAGGGCCGACCGGCGCCAGCGGCGCCACCGGCCCCGTCGGCCCAGCAGGGCCGCAAGGCGCGACCGGCTTCGTCGGACCGCCGGGGGCCTCCGGGCCGGCCGGGCCGAGCGGGCCCGCGGGCGCCTCGGGCGCGACCGGGCCTGTAGGGCCTGCAGGCGCCTCGGGCGCGACTGGCCCGGGCTACACGGCGACCAGCGCGACCTCCTTCCTGATCGGCACTGGCTCGAAGGCTTTCACGACGCAAGCCGGGCTCGCCTATTCGGTCGGCGCGCGCGTGCGCGCCTCGTCGAACGCGACGCCGACGAACTTCATGGAAGGCCTCGTCACCGCCTACAGTGGGACGACGCTGACCGTGAACGTCGACCTGACCGGCGGCAGCGGCACGGCGGCCGACTGGAACATCAATCTCGCCGGGCAGCAGGGCGCGACCGGCTCGGTCGGCCCCGCGGGCGCCAGCGGTGCCACCGGGCCGACCGGCGGCGTCGGAGCTGCAGGCGCGAGCGGCGCCACCGGACCGGTAGGCCCGGCAGGAGCGAGCGGCGCCACCGGTCCCGTAGGGCCGAGCGGCTCGGCCGGCGCAAGCGGCGCCACCGGCCCAGCCGGTCCTGCCGTCGCGTTCAACTGTGGGCGATTCATCGCCAACAGCGCCACCCAGGTCGTGTTTCTTCCCTACAACGGCGACTTGGTTAAGATCGCCGGGACGATCTACAACATCCCCAGCGGCGGCGTCGTCTCCAACAACACCGGCGCTTTCGTCAATCAGGTAGCCGGCCAGTCCCTCGCTGTCAACGCGCTCTACTACGTCTACGTCTTCAACAATGCGGGGACGTTGGCGCTGAATTTCAGCACCACCGGCCACGGCATGAGCGGGACGAGCGGGAACGTCGGCGTCGAGACGATGACCGGCACCGGCGGCGTCAACTATACGCTGGTCGGCATGGTGTGGACCACGGCGAGCGGACAGTTCGCCGATAACGGTCAGTATCGCGGCGTCATATCTTGGTTCAATCGACGCGACAGGCCGATCGGAGTCTCCTTCAGCAACGCCAGCGCTTCCGGTGTCAACGGGTCTTACAGCAGCCTCAACGGCGGGGTCTCGGTCATCGCCTGCAACTGGGTCGACGAGTGCTTCAACTTCGGTCTCGACTGTCAGTGCGGCGCGACGGCGGGCATCACCGGGTCGATCGCTGTGGCATACGACAGCACCACCGGCAACATCATGCAGAACATGTACGTCTACGGCAACGGCACCAT